GCTGCTTTCCTGCTGCCATGATGATTCTCCTTATCAGTCTACGTGCTTCCACGATTTACGACTAACGATACATGAGATGGTGGACTGCTTGAGACCATATTTCATCCCTAGTTGCTTCTGCGTCTCCGTGCTGGAGCGGATTTCACGGACTTGTTCTTCGCTTAGTTTCGTGGACCAGTGAGATGTTCCCTTATGTACCCAACCTCTACCCTTTGTCCACTTATCTCGCTGATTTTCAGCAGCGTTTCCAAGAGACAGATGGTCTGGGTTAACACATTTTGGGTTATCGCAAGAATGCAGAATCTCCATGCCGGGAGCAATAGTGCGGTTATTGTGAAAGGACCACGAGAAGCGGTGCGCCCTTCGTAATACCGTTCCTAAAACCTCTCCCATAAAGACTCCATACCCGTCTGCGTCCACTCCACCCTGCCAGTCCCAGCAAGCGTCTGTCTTAATGACTCGCTTGAAGAATCTGACCTCGGCCGGAAGTCCACGATACGACCCTGATGGATTTGCCAGCCATAGCGGAGAACCATACTTCCGTAAACGCCGCCAGTGCTTGTTGCAGAAACCCGCCGCCAATTCCGGAAGGTCACAACCCTTGATGGAACAAAGTCCGCCAAAGAATTCCACTCGATTCCCCGCTGGTGTCATGTTCATATTGACATGATACACCAGCAAGGAATGGAGGTAAACCGTTACTGTGCAATAACTCTCACAGCAAGCTGGGGACGGATGGTTCGATATCCGTACAAAACATCAATCCTGCACGGGATTTTGTCGTTCGTGATGTCGTACTGCCGAGCGATGCGCATGGAAATGCCGTCCATGACCTCGCGCGCGCCCCATGCGCCGAACTTCGATACGTCGATCAGATCGGCGGTGACGAAGGCGAACGCTTCCGGGTGGAAGAGGATCGACTGGTTGTAGAGGGCAGAAGCGCCGCCGCCAACCTTGACGACCGCAAGGCCGGAGGTCAGCGTGCCGGTCACGTTCTGCGTGGCTCCAGAGCTTACCGGAGTAGGGGAGATGGTGGCCGCGCCGGCCCCGGCTACGGCAGCGGTGAACACGAACTGCTGCAGGTATCCGAGATTGGCCTTGGTTTCAGGGTGGACGGCGTAAATGCCGGCGAATGTGACGATATCGCCAGCCGTGAATGTAGCTGAACCCGCGGCGAGTGTCGCCGTGGCGCTGCCGCTTGCCAATGTTGCGGTGTAGCCGGTGGCGGCCGCCGCCGTGCCGCTCTGGAAGTTGGGGATGATCGTGTTCTCGTAGGTGTTCATCCCGCTCACCTTGCCGATTTTTCCGGTAAGGTACGGACGCGAAATGCTTTCCTGCGGGTTGAACAGTCCCTTGATCCCGTCGAGGAAGCTGGGCACATGCTGCGAAGTCAGAATGCCTACCCGCTCGCCCTCATCCGGCGCAAGGTTCTGGTTGAGCATCCGGCGACCCAGGGCAATGTCCTTGTAGGTGAGCGTGTTGGCGTTGTCGTCGATGGCGTTGTAGACGTTCAGCATCATGCTCAATGCATCAGCTTCGATATTCGATGCCAGAACCGACATGGCGGGCTTCAGGTAGCGCTCGCTGAACTCATCGATGGTGAGGGAGAGATCTGCGGAGGTAAAGTTGGTGTCCACGCCCTTCTGCGTAGAAACGGTGAGCACTTGGCTGGTTTCGGTGGTGTCCTGAACGCTGATGACCGAGCCGGTGCGAACCGTGTACTGGTTCGGCATACGGATGGTCAGCGAGGGGCCGATCTTGCCTGAAGGCGAGGCTCCGCTGTTGGCGAACTGCTTGTCATACTGCTTGTCGCAGTTCTCAATGAAATTCAGGTTGGCGTGCAAAATTCGAAGTGCTTCACGAGTAATGATGGTCGGTGAAAGGAGGCTATTAGCCATGATTAATTCTCCTGAGTGCTCGATTACCTTCTACTGGCGAGTTGCTGGTTGCGCTTACGCGCCCAGTCGTCCGGGGAAAGGCTTTCGTCGCTCACGTCAAAGGCCCTGGAACTCGCCCCATTTACAGGGGACGGCGGTTTCGGGGCGGCGGTTTTCTTCGGCTCAGGAGTAGCGGCAGCGTTCGGTTCGGCAGCAAGTTCAAGTCGGATACCAGCTTCGAGAGTTGCGATGTAACGAATCGCCTGCGATGGATTCACACGCGAAAGTCGTTCCAGTTCCTTCATGGTTTTCTGGTCCGTCCCAATCGTGTAAATCAACTCTGGAAGCACGTCTGATTCTGACAGCATCTGCTTGACCTGCATGGGAATGGTTTTGTCTCCCATAATGGTTGCTGCAGTGGGCTCGATCACCGAGTCAAACTCGGTGCCGTACCGTTTGCGGGCATCTTCGACGTTTTCCTGTACCTGGCTGACTTGCCTCTGCTGAACTTCGCGCTGATGCGCTTCGTGGAGAGTTTGCTCGGCTGACCACCGGCCCAATGCCTTCACGAAATCAGCATAGTCCGCATATTTCAGCGTTCCATCATCTTTCGTGTCGTTCACGGTCGGCTCTGGACTTGTCGGGGCAACCTGGGCGGCTTGCGGCGCGGGAGACGGGACCGGGGTAACGTCTGGTTTGGCCTGCTGTGCTGCCTTGAGTGCCTTGTTTTCAGCGAGCAACTTCTCGAATCGCCTGCGGGCCTTGTTGCCAATGCCCTCGGGCGGCTCCTGATCGTCTTCCGGTGCCGTTTCCGGTGCGGTTTCGGGCTCTTCGCCCTCGGCTGGTGTCTCATCTGCGGGTTCCGGGTCCGCGTCTTCGGCTGGTGCGAATCTGGCCGGGACTTCCCCTGTCGCACGGTACGAATTGAACTCGTGGAGCGTGGGGGACTGCCCGTTGAATGGGTCTGTTGCTTCGACGGGTGACGATGCCGCTTGCGTCTCTGTTGCCATGGTTGATTCCCCTTGAAAATTCTGTGGTTGCGCCGGTGATTACTAGAACGCTGCGATGCGCTCAGACAAAACCTGCTCGTAAAGCTTCATGATGTAGAGCTGGCGCGTAAGACGCGTTTGCTCAGCAGGCGGTAGAGAAGCAAAAATAGCGGTATCATGGAACGTTTCCAACTTGTACAGCTTGCCGGATAATTCCGCTTTCTCGTCTACTACGCGTTGCTGATGTGGCTGCATCTTTCTCCTCAATTCGCCCCTTGCGCCGGGTCAGCGGTTTGCTGCGGTGCTACTTGCTGCTCTTGCTGCTGCGCCGCATCTTGTGAACTCTGTTGGCTCTGTGCCGCAGCCTGCTGTTGCTGCATCTGCTGCGCGGCCTGTTGCTGTTGAGCCTGCATTGCTACATCATGCGCCTGATCGTGGAACTGCGCCTCAAGCGCCCTGCGATCTGCTTCGCGGTCGGCCGCGTTCTGCGCCTTGGTGTTTATCTCCGCGACAGTGATAGCCGTCAGCAACTTCTTGTCCTCGAGCGCCATATCGGCCTGAGCCTTGGCCGCAATCTCTTCCATCTTGCCCATGTGCTCAAGGTGCTTGGCCTGCTTCTCCATTGTCAGCTTGGCGAGTTCACCCTGCATGGCCTGCATTTGCTGGTGAGCCTGCGCAACGGCGGCCTGCGCCTGGGGCGGAAGCGCGTTTTCATTGTCCTGCAACTGCGCCGGCAGCATCTTGTGCAACCGCTCGGCTGCTTCATCCGCGCCAGCCATGTCCGAATTCTTCATCATCAAATCGCCGAGAATCGGGACCATCGTCGGCACGGAGCGAATCAAATTCTGTACAAAATCGAACGTCTCCATCCGCTTCGAGTCATACGCGCGGCCCATAGTGACCACCAGCGGCACGCGCTTCCCGGCGATCTTGTAGTGATGCGACTTTCCGGCTTCGTCAGTGTGCTCCGCGTTGATGGTTACCACCTTGGATTTCTCGTCCTGGCCGAGAATGGTCACTTCGCGCTCGGTGTCGTAAATCTTGGGGATCATCTCCTCGATAATGTCGCCCGCCTGCCGGAATGAGCGCTCCAGGTTATCGAGAAAATGCATGGTGGTAAGGTTGGAGGACTGCTGGCGGGCCTGAATCGCCCTGCCGGTAGTCTCGTTCCCCTTAGCGCCCAGCGATGCGTCATAGATGCCCGTAGTGGCCTTCATATCGTCCACTTCCTGGGCGATGAACTCAGAAAGCGACTGAATCGGAGGCTCGAACGTGTTGCGCGTGGGTGCAGGGAGCGGACGACCGGCCATATCAACGACTTTGAAATGCACACTAGGACGCGGAACCGTATTGATCGTCGCCCATTCCTTCTCGTATCCAGCGTCTTGGCCCTCGGCGATCATGTATGGCGACACCGGAGACTGCGCCAACGTCTCAGCAACGCGCGATTTTGCGTAATTCAGCATCTGCTGAGCGGATTTCTGCGAGCGAACTACTGAGGACAGACGGGGCTTGCCCTCAATAATCATCTGCTTGCCAAGAACCGGGATAATCGGTATTTCAGAACCTGCCCATTCGGTGCGCGTATCAGGAAGTTCTTCCAGCCCATTGATTTTGCAGAATAAAACCTTGGTTTTTGGGCGCTTTCCCTTGATCTTTACCTCTTCGCACCACCAGTACTCTGCGATACGCACCGAGTCGGAACCGACCCACCCCTCTGCGCGCTGCGAAGCGGAATCCCACGAGA